CCGGAAAAGATCGCGGAGATGCGCAAGGCACTAACTGTGAACGATCCCGACGACACTGAAGTCGGTATCGAACCGGACGACGGCCCGGAAGTGCGACGCCTGAAGCACGAGCTGCACAAGGCACGGCGACGCTCGAACGCACCCGCGCAACTTGCAAGCCTTGAGAAAAGCCAGGACGACCTGAATGCGACCGAAGCTGCCGAGATCGTCAAGATTTGGAATCACGAACTTGCGGGCACCGCGCCCACTAAGTAACTAGGAGAAATCACTAATGGCCATTATCCCCGAAGCTCTGTTCGGCGCGGAGTTCCCGATCGTTCCGGATCTTCGTGCTTACCCGCGCGAAGACGGTATCCGTCCCGGCAAGCTCGCGCAGTTTGGCTCCTCAGTTGATTTGCCGAACCTTACCCCACTATTCTTTGACGATACTAATTTCGAATGGAATGTGTGGGGCGGTCAAACCAACGAAGTCAACACGATCACGTCGAACGCTACCCCGGCGACCGCGGGCACTTTCACGATCACCGTGAACAGCGTTGTGTCCGCCACGATCGCATTTGATGCGACTGCGGCTGTTGTACAAGCCGCGCTCGAGGCGATGTCCAACATCGCTCCGGGTGACGTTGTGGCCGTGCAAACCACTGGCACGGACCTTGGCGATGCCTCAGCTGTCGTGACCCTGACGTGGGGCGGCGCCTTTGCAGGCGAAGACATCACGATCTCGATTCAGACTGGCGGTCTGACGGGCAACCCGCACGTTCTTGCCACGACCACGGCTGGTGGTGCGGACCTGGCGGATGGCTCGGACATCGACGGTTTCCTGTGGGCACCCGTCGAGCCTGTGACGACCTCGACAACCGGCGAATTGATTGTTCAGGTCTTCCGCGCGGGTCTTATTCACCGCGACGACATTCCGGTGCCGACTGGCGAGTCTCAAGCTGATCTCGACCAAGCCTTGCTCGGTTCGAGCCTGCGTGAGAAAGGTATCGACATTCAAGGCCTGGCTGGCGTTCACTAGTAGGCCAATTATTCAACTCTAGAAAGGATCAAAACATGCCTACCAGTGCTGAAGTCCTGCATCACTCGACAATGACTCGAGTGGTCAACGAGATCCGGAATCCGCTCTCGTTCATCAAAAATATGTTCTTCTCGCAAGAGGAGACAGTCCCTACTCGACACATCGAGATCGGGACTATTCGTCGTGGCCGCCACATCGCGCCTTTCGTCAAGCGCGATGGAGCAGCCCTGATGGTGACTGGTGCGACCGAAGGTTCGCGGCTCGTCAAGCCGGCTCACATCCGCATCAAGCGGCCGATGAGCCCGAGTGAGCTGATGAACAAGCGTCGTGCCGGTTCGGTCATCCACATCGACAAGGGCGGTCTGCAAGCTGCCATGCGTCGGTACATGGCCAGAGAACTTGGCTTCATGGCCATCGACATCGGTAACTCGGAAGAGTACCTCTGTGCGCAAGCACTTCGAGGCATCATCACTTACGAATCAGACGACGAAGAATCCTTCGAAGTCGATTTCCAACGTGATGCTAGCCTGACTGTCACGCTTACTGGCTCGGACCTGTGGACGGACCCGCTCTCGCGTCCGTCCGCGAACTTCCTAAACGCCAGCGAGCTTGTCAACGATCTGAGCGAAGGTCGCATTACAGACGTAATCCTCGGTGCTGATGCTCGAAATGCGTTCCTGGCAAATGCCGAAGTCGAGAAAAAGCTCACATTCCAGCCCGAGCACATCCGTTTTGGCACGATCGACCTGAGCACGAACTTCCTCGACAGCGGCGCCCTGTTCCTTGGCTCGTATGTCCATGGTGTTCGCGTGTGGTCGTATGCGCGTAAAGTGCTCCTGCCCGATGGCACCGAGTACGAACTGATCCGCCCTGACTACGCCGAGTTCATCTGGCGCCACCCGTCCGCGGAACGCGTTGTGTATTACGGCGCGATCGAGGACATGGATGCGCTCGGTGAAGGCAACGTGCTGGAGGCCAAGCGCTTTTCGAAGAGCTGGACCACGCCGGACCCGTCCGCTCGCATGGTCCTTGTCGAAAGCAACCCCCTCCCCTGCCTGCGTCGCCCGGATACGTCGGTGTCGATGAAGGTCGTCTAACGCTCTCGGCAAAGGTGGGCCGAGTGCAAGCTCGGCCCACCCCACTTTCTAGGAGGCCATATGTCTTTTTACGTGAAGCAGGGAGTTGTTCAGCTCCCTAAGAAACCAGGCCAGCTCAAGCCTGAACAGATCATCAAAGGAGAGATCGTCCCCAAAGGGGCACTGTCCGAGGAAGAGTGTCAGCGTCTTGTCAAAGCCGGGATCCTTGTCGAGAGATCGCCCGAGTCTTTTGCCGAGATGCGCTCCGGTCTGCCACCGACCAAAGGCAAGTGGAATCACGACCCAGCCAGCCTTGCCGACAAGAGTATTGAACAACTTCGCATCCTCGTGCAAGAAACTGACCCTGTAGATTTCAGCGCTCTCAATAGTGCTATTAACGATATGAGCGAGACAGAGCAGTGCGGTTGGCTAGTCCAACAACTCACAGCAGACTTCGAGCCAGTCTTCCAAAAGACACCTGACACGTCCGACGACCGCACCCGACAAGATCCGAAGTCCCCGGCTCTGCGTCGTGCTAAGGAAGCAGCCGGGAGCGAGTAGTGGTCCTCTTTGCCGAATCAACTGATTGGATCAAAGCTCGTCTACGGCTAAGCAACGTACCTGACGACGCCGAAGACACTATCGTCATCATCGATGACAGCATCGAGCGCGCCAGGCTTGCCTTCTACCGCCGCCTGGGAATCCAACGAGTCGAAAAGCTCCAGACATTCGTTGGCTCCACGGTCGGCTCCGAGCACGAAATCCTCTATTCCCTAGCCGCTCAGACCGAGGCAAAGCTCGTTCAAGCCGAGCTGCTCACCCGCCTGCCGCACGCGTTCATGGACGGCAGCGGAAACATTTTTAAGCGTTGGAACGAGGAAGCTCCCGTGCGCGAACGCCCGCGCAACGAGCGAGAGCGCGAGCTGCTAACACTGAAGAACGACATCGAGCAGGACATGCAAATGCTCGCTGGCGAAGATGAGTCGCTCGGTGAAGAGAGCGAGATCCACATTTACGACGGTACACCTGATTTCATCCCGCCACTGCCGGGCGATAGCCTTTTCGGCGGGTCTCGTCTACGTAACTTTCCAGAGGATTAATTAAGTGGCTAACGCTCTCTATACCCCCTTCAAGAATTCATACCTCACCCAGGCCGCTAACCAAGTTGACTTTGATGCTCCGGATGATGTGCGTCTGATCTTGATCGACGTAGCAGACTACACCGTCAACCTGACGACACATGATTTCCTCGATGACGTGCCCGCGGGCGCTCGCGTAGCCACCTCTGGCAATATCACGGTCTCGGTCTCTGGCGCTACCGTCGACGCGAGTGATGTGACTTTCACTGCTGTCACGGGCGATCCGTCCGAGGCTCTCGTCGGATACAAGCATACGGGTGTGGAATCCACGTCTCGTCTCATTTGGTACATCGATACGGCTACGGGCCTGCCTGTCACGCCGAACGGTGGCGACATCACGGTTACGTGGGATAACGGCGCTAACAAGATTTTCACTCTCTAGTGCCCTGAACCCTACGGCTCCAGAATGGCCGCTTCAGTTGTAGGTGGTGCTGCCGGTGCTTTCGCCACGAACGGCGGAACTACCGGCAACTTAACTTTAGCACCCCATGCAAGCGCGTCAGGAGTCTCTAATCTACTCCTATTTGCGGTACACGTTTACCGCGGAGGAGCAACCTGGAATCTTCCCTCGGGTTGGGCAAACAAATACAACGTCGTTGCAGGTACGAATACTCGTATCCGCATAGATTACATTCAATTACCCGGGTCAACACCCGCTGCTGATTACACCTGGACAACCGGCGGCACATCTGGTCTCCGTGCAGGTTTCATTATTGCGGTCTCTGGTGCAAACCTTGTCAGTGACCCTTTTGAGGCCTCAAATAGCGCCACATCTGATGAGGATATCGATTTCACACTGTCGGTTGCAGATGTTGTAACCGCCGGCATCAACACGCTCTTTTTCTATGGGATGGTCGGCGATAGCACCATCACTGCTTTCAACGTCGCTAGCGGTACTGATCCCACTTTCACCAACACAGGTCAAGACGAAACCACCGATGGTACCGACGGCTTTGTGTCCGTCGATCACGGCACGAAATCAGGAACAGGCGGAACTGGCGCACGTACCAAAACTGTCACGACCGATGCGTTAACTCCTGACCTTTCCGCTATCATGTTTTGCCTTTTCAACAGGCAAGACATAACCCCAACCGGCATTGCTAGTACAACCGCTTTTGGCACTGCCGTAGTCGGTCGTGGCGCGGTCAACATTGCCCCGACGGGTATTGCCAGCACTACCGCGCTCGGGACAGCCGTGGTCACTCGAGGCGCGGTCACCATCGCTCCGACTGGAATTGCCAGCACTACCACGTTCGGGACAGCAGTAATCAGTAGCGGCGCGGTCAATATTGCCCCGACAGGTATTGCCAGCACTACCTCGTTTGGGACAGCCGTAGTCGGTCGTGGCACAGTCAACATTGCTCCGACTGGAATTGATCACACCAATGCCTTTGGCAGTGCATTAATCACAACAGGTGCTTTTAATATCGCACCCACAGGCATTACTAGTACCAATGCCTTCGGCACGCCAAGCCTCTCGCTCAACATCGCCCCAACAGGCATTGCTAATACCAATGCCTTCGGATCAGCAACGATCACGACGGGCACAGTTGACATCTCCCCGACGGGAATTCCACACACCAACGAGTTCGGTAGCACCACTGTCTCGCAAGGCTTTTTGATTCAGCCTGCGAGCATTCCGCACACCAACGCGTTCGGTACCGCGACACTCACCACCAGTGCGGTCGATATCTCCCCGACGGGGATCCCGCACACCAACGCCTTCGGCACGGCGAGCCTGTCGCTCAACATCGCCCCGACGGGGATCCCGCACACCAACACCTTCGGCACGCCGAGCCTCTCATTCAACATCGCCCCGACGGGGATCCCGCACACCAACGCCTTCGGCGGGGCCGTGGTGCTCCCTGGCGCGGTCTTCATCCTGCCCGGGGGAATCGCCGATACCAACGCCTTCGGCACGGCAACGGTCGCTCTGGACACGGGGCAGGCCATCCTGCCCTCGGGCATTGCCCACACCAACACCTTCGGTGATCACACGATCACTGTTGGTGCTGTGGCGATCCTGCCCCTAGGCATCCCGCACACCAACGTCTTTGGTAATGCGACCGTCTCCTCGGTTGGTGCTCAACTCATCGAGTGCGAAGGAATCCCGCACACCAACGCCTTTGGTTGCCACCTAGTTTCTGGTGGCGCGCTACCCCTCACCATGAAAAAGCGTGTCTATGACGAGCTGCACCATCAGGCGTGCTTGGGTGCATTTATCTCAGTCACGTTCACGAAAGAGGGCGATGTCCTGAACCAAGGTCAGTACGTTCTCCCTAGATCGATCGAGATAAACGAAATCAGCATCATTGGCCGCGAGGATAGACGGCACGGGCGCGAGTACCAAGCAGAACGTGATCGTTGGCTGTGGGAGATGATCCTCTGTTTCGATCAACAAGTGATCGCGGAATTGTTCGAAGAGCGGATTGTCAGAAACCCTCCTTGTCTGCACCGCTTAACTAATGACCCTCAAGAGAGACAGGCGAGACTCTTGATGGTAGACTGTCAGCCTCTTCATCCGCCCCGTGGAAACTCTTCCAACGGGTCGATATTACGTTATCGCTTTGAGGCGAGCCTGAGCCCGAAGTAATCCTCTTTTGAAAGGTGCTATCTAATGCCCGGCATCAACCTTACCGGCGCTCCCAATACCCAGGATTACGTGCTGGGTAAGGGGCGCCTTTACATCGCTCAGATCAACAGTCTTACGGGACTGCCTAATGTCGATGGCTTTCGAGACTATGGCAACGTAACCGCCTTCACCGTTACCGTGAGTGCGGAAGACGTTCGACACAAGAACAGCCGCGACTGCCTTGCGTTCACGGATGCTCGAGTCGTGATTAGCCAGGAAATCGGTCTTGGCTTCACCATTGACGAGGTTGCGAACTTCGAGAACCTGTCTGATTTCCTGGCAGGTGAAGTCTCTACCTACGACAACCCCCACAACGTTACACACACTGACGTTTCGATCACGCTAGATGTCAAGCTCGGCCGATGGTATGAACTACGCAAGGCGAACGGTGATCGAGTTTACAACCTCGATGCGACTGGTGCTGTCTACACGATCGAGAAAGATGACGTTGCAGACGTGCTACTCGCCGAGGGCGTCGACTACGAGATCGATGAGCAGCTCGGCCTGGTTCGTTTCTTGCCCACGTCCATTTTGATTGTCGACGGCGACCCGATCATCTGGACCATTACGACTGGCGCCACGACTCCCCAGGATGTCGATCAGATCGACGCTCTGCTCCGTGCCGACGTGTCGGGCACCCTGCTCTTCGTGCAAGACAACGCCCACAACTGCGGTCAGAAGATCGAATACCGCTTCCACAAGGTTTCGCTCTCTGCGGACGGCGACTACGCGGCGATCGGCGACGAGTTCGCCACGTTGGCTATGACCGGCGTTGCGGAAGTCAACTCGCTTGTGAATTACCCGTCGAAGGTGATGACGGTTCGTACCTACATCATGGTTTAGTTCTGATTAGGGGGCCGAGTTTTTACTCGGCCCCCGACAACTCTTAGGAGGCAACTATGAGCTGGAAAAAGAAATTCACGTTCCACCAGAAACACGATGTGGAACAAGAGGTTTGTGGCCAGACCTTTCGATTCTTTCCTAATCGCATCGGGCTGCTGCACGAGCTAGCTGACGTAGCCAAACCGATTGCCGGAGCACTGAGCGTATTCTTCGCCGATCACAGCGCCGATATTGGCACTGTGATGGAGAACATGACGGATGCAAGTGGCGTTACGATCTCCAAGACAACGATCCAGCCTATGAGCCCGGAAACTATGAAGGCTCGAGGCGATGAACGCCAAACAGCAATCACGACTCTGCTCGAATCGATCAGCGATCCTCGGAACCGCCTGCTGCTCGGTCGGCTCCTGATGGATTCGCTCCGCGAGCAATTCGATTACAAAAACGACCGAAGTGCTGCCGAGGTCGAAGAGTTTCTGCTCGGTGACGGCCAAGATTATATGGGCCTCGACCTGCCTGCGCTGACTGGAATGCTTCAGGGCTGGATCAAGGCAAATGCCAAAGTGTTTGGTGCTGCTGCGGGGGAACAAGTGGCCGCCGCCGTAAGGGAGAGGCTCAGCGGCCTCCAAACAAACTCCCAGTCGGAGACCCCGACTCAGACCGATGGCTCCAACTCCAAGACGCAATCTGCTCCGCAGTCTGTTGCGGCTTCGACCTAGCATTCATCAACCGACTTGACCTGCTCCAGTTCCAATCCCTGATGGGCTCAATCAATCGACACGTTGCCGAGGAACGAGTTGCACTCGTAGTCGACACGGCTGTTGGTGCCCAGGGCTTGAACGACGGGATTAAAAAGCACATCGCTGAAATCCGTAAGGCAGTCGGCGTTGCTCCTCCTGAAGTAAACCAGTCCGAGGCCTTTTTACGGAAGTTCGGTAAAGGCATCTAATGGCTGTCGACAGAGGCGGGTTACGATACACCATTGCAGTCCGAGACGAATTCTCGGCACAGATTGCTCGCTTCCGATCCGACATCGTAGCAGCCAAAGATGCCTTTGCCGACTTCCAGGCCACGGTAGGGAAGAGTAAACAAGCTGTTGCTGCAATCAAGCAGCTTGGGGATGCGAATAAGAAAGCCAGCAAGGATCTAAACGAGCATGTTAAGTCCAGAGATGCGTTCGTAAAGACACTCGATATAGAATCGAAACGTCTAACTCAAATCGAACGCACGTCAACCCGGCTACGTAATCAAGCGCAACGCGATTCAACGCGAGAGATCAACCGGCGCCTGGCCGCTGAAAAGGCCGCGCAACGGGAGGGCGAAAAACTCCGCAGGCAAACAGAGGCCGCGGAAAAACGACTCTCGGCTCAAATCCAACGCGAGCTGGGAATCCGCATCCGAGCGCAAGAGGCCCACAACAAGCAGGCTGCTCGACTCGAGGCCGCTCGCAGGAAGGACGAGGCCCGCTCACAGGCTGCCGAGGCCAAGCGCGTTGCTAGCAGCGTAGAAGGGCAGGGAGAAGCCCGTGCGCTCAAAACGATCGAGCGCAGGCTAGTTGCCGAGCGCGAGATCGCCCGACTCCGGAGCCTCGGTCGTGAAGACCTGATCACCACTGCCCTCCGTCGACAAGCCGGAGAGATCGAGCGCTCGGCACGCGCCGGCAACAATCTCCTCTTCACGTTCCGTCGTCTCGTTGGCGTCCTCGCTGCCTTCACGATCGCTCGCAACCTGGTGTCGGGCTTCCAGGCCCTTGTCCGTACCGCGATCTCGTTCAACGATCAGATCCGTCAATCTGAAATCAGTATCGCGGGTCTGGTCACGGGTCTTGCTAATGTCCGAAACGCGCAGGGCAATTCGCTCGGGTTAGGTGAAGAGTTCGCCGCGGCAATGGGACTTGCACAAGAGCAAGTTTCGAAGCTGCGCCAAGAGGCCCTCAAGACAACGGCCACGTTCGAGCAGCTCCTCGACACGTTCCAGGTCGCCATCGCGCCAGGCTTCGCCGCGGGCCTCAACATCGACGAGATCCGCAAGCTCTCGGTCTCGATCTCGCAAGCTGCCACGGCCATTGGCCTCCCACAGAATCAGCTCGCAGAAGAAATCCGATCGCTCCTCTCAGGCACCATCCAGGCCAGAACGACCCGGATTGCTACAGCGCTCCAGATCACCAATGCTGATATCCGGCGCCTGAAAGAGACAGGACAGCTCTTTGAATTCCTTGACGAGCGTTTCCGTGCCCTCGGACTTGCCTCTGAGAAGGCTGCACGTCAAACCCTTGGTGGCATTCGCAACCTAGTACAGGGAGCGCTCGGCGGGGTACTCGGCCAGGCAGCCGAGCCGTTCTTCCAGGAAATCATCGATCTCGGTAATGAAGTATTTGACAACTTCCTGACAATCAAAGATGCAGCCGGGAACATCCGACCGAATCCCGAAGCCGTCGAGGCCTTCCGAGCGCTCTTCGACGCACTACGCCAAGGTGTTGAATCCGCACGCGAGCTTGGCAAGGAGTTAGGTTTCGAGGGTGTCCGTGACATCCTCACGGCAATTGGCACAGGCCTGGTAGCGGCAATCAATTTCGCCGTCGGCTTTGCACGCCAGTTCGTCGGAGTGCTCCAGATTGCCGTCTCGGTACTGAGCGCGATCGGGGACATCATCGGCCTCGATGTCAACGGGGGCCTGTCGAACACGTCTCGCCTCGTCGGGCGCCTCATCGCAGACTTCGTGATCCTGCGCACGGGATTGCGTCTGATCGGTCTCGACATCGCCACTGTCTTCAGCCCCAAGACGTTCCGAGCACTGGGGACATCCATTGCCTCGGTAGGTACAGCGATCAAGACCGGCATCCTCACGCCGATGCTCGCCATCAGCGGCATCCTTTTAGGCGCGGGCGGTGTCGTTTTCGCTTTCGACAAGCTCCTCGGACGCATCTTCGGCGTCAATCTAAAGATTCGCGAAACAATCAAGCTCATCGGGCTTGGTCTGGGTGGCGCTCTACTTCGAGCAACAGAAGAATTCGTCAAGGCTGGCGCGCGCATAGAAGCGTTCCGGCAGACGCGCATAACTATTGTCGAAGGGGAAGCCGACTTCCGCTGTCGTCGACGCCGCCAGTTGCATCTCACCGTCTCGCTGTTGCCGGCCACCTGCCGTCGACATGGTGGCCCAAAACCC